TTATATCACAAACCGCAACTGATGGTCTATTACCCGGTATCTTCAAACCATATGTTCTGGCAATATTATATAAGGAACTTCTTTGTTTGGCAAATTCCAATACAGTCTCTTGTAAACTTCGGTCAATATGATAATGTAAATTATCTGTTACCGCAGCGTTTAAATCTAAAAAAACCGAAAATATTGACGCGTCATTGAAATTATCAATTAGGTCAGGATAATACTTTCTTGTATAGTCTATTAATTCTTGTCTTAGTGCCGCAAAATCGCGAACCGTATAGGATATTCTTCTTTCTGTCATTATTTTAAATGTTAATTATTATAAAGTCCCTTGTTTGAAAGGCATTATCAGTTATTGTATAGTCGATTCTAATCTTAGCTGTATATTCTTCGGTTCCTCGACCCGCAATTCTATATACACCATTACCTAAATTATTAAGATTTAAAGACCCTTCACTTTCGTATTCATTATATGGTAATACAATTACATCATTAATCACCAAATTAGGAATATATTTACTAACACTATCACGAATATCATCCTTAACCGCCTCGAATGTTATACCATCAAAAGGTTCAAATATAAATTCATATAATCTTGAACCAAAATCAGGTAAATAATACCTACTTCCTTTTCGAGTTAAAAGTAAATGTAATAAATTACTTCTTATTTCTTGGTCAGGGTTCTGTGAAAGTGATATGTAATCACCTTTAATTGAATCCGTGAATGGGAAATTAACACCATATGTAACACCTTTAGCCATTGTTTATAAATATATTACTATCCATTTTTCTTTAAATAGTCTTAAAATGAAAAATCCCGATAAAATCGGGATTTTAAATTAGGAACTACATCCAAAACATTCGAAAGGACTGTCGTCCGGTTTTTGTGTTAATCCTTGGATATCTACTTTAGGTGTTTCAACCTTAATCTTAGGTTGTTGTGTTTTAGAAATATCAACCGCTAAGTGTTTAGCCCCCGTAGAAATCGCCTTAGTTCTAACATAATAACATAATGTCTTCAGACCTTTTTCCCATGAATGGAAATGTGATGATGTTATTTTAGACAATGTTGGATTTGCCATATAAATGTTCATTGATTGTGATTGGTCAATAAACGGTGCCCTATCCGCTGCCATATTAATTAATTCTCTTTGAGATATCTCCCAAATTGTTTTATATTTAGATAATAAGTGTTCGATTCTTTTAACCTTTTTACCATAGTTTTTATCGTCAGTATCAAGATAATTATTAAAGTTAATGTTTTGAATCGACCCTTCATTTAGGATTATTTCGTTTTTCAAATCTTCACACCAAATACCCATTTTTTCGAAATCGTTAATTAAATATTTATTAACAATCATGATTTCACCACCAACAACTCGTCTGTTAAAGATTGCTGAATGGGCTGGTTCTGTCATTTCATATGAACCTGTAATCTTAGCCGAAGACGCCACCGGCATCTGAGCCGTAAATAATGAATTACAAATTCCGTGATTAGATACATCCAACTTAAGATTATCCCAATCCCATAAACCACTTAGTTCGTTATAATCCAACCCCCACATGTCAAATTGAAAAATTCCTTTTGACATTGGCGAGCCCTCAAAATGAGCGTAAGGTTTATATTCACCAGATTTACATAGTGACATACTTTCAGTAATCGCGGCAAAATAGATTGTTTCAAATATCATTTTATTCAATTTCTTAGCGTCTTCCGATGTAAAAATATAATCCATCAAGAAGAACACATCCGCCAATCCTTGGGTTCCGATGGCAATTGCTCTTTGGTCCAATCCACCTTTTCTACCCTTTTCTGTTGAGTAACTATTAATATCAATAACTTTGTTAAGTGCTCTAACAACTTTTCTTACTTCGTTATATAATAAATCAAAATTAAATTCACCTTTATTGATAAAGTTCTTCAACACCATTGAAGATAGGGTACAAATTGCCGTTGTTTCTTCATCTGTATATTGATATATCTCGTTACAAAGATTTGATTGTTTAATCACACCAATATTCTGATGATTCGTCTTTTTATTTGCATTGTCTTTAGAACATAAATAAGGTACACCCGTCTCAACTTGTGATTCAATAATCTTAGTCCAAATATCTTGTGCCTTAACTTTTTTACCGATACCTAATTCAACAGCCTTGTTGTAGTTTGCCTCGTATTCATCACCATAACATTCTTGAAGTGGTTTAATCCCTGCGTTGATAATATCGTTAGGACAGAACAAATACCAATCACCACTCTCTCTAACCGCTCTCATGAAGTTATCAGGAATCCAAAGAGCTGTGAATAAATCTCTAGCCCTTAATTCCTCAGCACCTGTATTCTTCTTAATATCTAATAAATCCATAACATCTTTATGCCATGGTTCGATGTAGATTGCTGCACTACCGGGTCGTCTTCCTTGTTGGTTAAAAAATCTTAAGGATTCATTAACAATTTTTAAATATTTTAACAATCCACCTGCAAAACCACCTGAAGTACTAATACGACTTTCTTTACTTCTAATATTTGACATAGATAATCCAATACCCGCAGCATCTGACGAATATGTTGAAATATCATTTAAAGTGTTCAACAATCCATTACGTGAGTCAGCATCATTATAATGTAACACACAAGAAGCCAATTGAGGAACTTTGGTCCCTGAATTAATGATGATTGGTGTTGCCGGTGATATAAGTTGATTTGACAATGATTGATAATATTCAACCGCCTGTTCAAATGACTTTGTAACCCACAGAGCAACTCTCATATACATGTGTTGTGGTCTTTCAATAACTTTACCTTGAGGTGTCTTTAACAGGTACATTTCCTGTAATGAACGCCAAGCAAAATAATCAAAGTTATAATCATTTTCATGATTAATAACCTCATCGATTTTATCATGACCATAAGAATCCATAATTTGAATTAACTCATCGTTAATCACACCGGTTGCGTGTAATTCCAAAATAGTTTCACAAAAACTATCATTAGTTTCTTTATGGTATGATGAAATCGCCACAGATGATGCTAATCTTGAATAGTCATGATGACTACCAGTATATGACGCAGCAATTTCATAAATTAACTTGTCTAATTCTTTAGTTGTAATTAGACCTTCGGTTGGTACCGACGTAATTACCTTGATGAATATCTCATCAGAATTTACATTCAGACCTTTCGCTGCTCGTTTAACGCGATTATAAATTTTTTGAGGATTAAACGATACATCCTCACCATTTCTTTTTTTAATTTTTAATGACATCATATCGTTTTATATTAGAAATCTTCCTCAAAAGAAATAGTTTCGTTTAATTTTGCCTTTTGATATTCAACAGTTCTTGATTCGAAAAAATTACCTTTAGTTTCAACGGCAATTTGTTCCATAAATTTAAATGGTTGTTCAACATTAAACTCTTTATTACAACCTAATTTAACCAACAATCCATCTACAACAAACTCAAGATATTGTTTCATTAAATTTGAATTCATACCAATCAAAGATACTGGTAATGACTCAGTGATAAATTCTTTTTCTATTTCCAATGCCGACAATAAAATCTCACGGATTCTTTCATTACTTGGTCGATTTTCAACGTGATTATTTAAAAGATGAATTGCAAAATCACAGTGTAAATTTTCATCTTTAAATATTAATGAATTGGCATTACATAAACCTTGCATAATACCTCTGGATTTTAACCAAAAAATTGAACAGAATGAACCTGAAAAAAAGATACCTTCAACCGCAGCGAATGCCACCAATCTTTCTTGGAAAGATGCCTTTTCAATCCAATCTAAAGCCCATTTAGCCTTCTTCTGAACCGCAGGTAAATTATCCAACGCAGTAAAACATAGATTCTTTTCTTCTTCACTTGATATGTAAGTGTCAATAAGAAGGGAATACATCAAACTATGAATATTTTCCATAGCCAATTGCATCCCATAAAAGAATTTTGCCTCAGGATATTGCACTTCACGATAAAAGTTTTCCGCCAAGTTTTCATTTACAATACCATCGGAAGCTGCGAAGAATGATAGAATATTTTTAATAAAATATTGTTCATTCTCGGATAGATTATTCCAATCTCTAATGTCATTTGTTAAATCAATCTCTTCTGCCGTCCAAAATGCCGCTTGATGCATTTTATAAAATTCCCATATGTCATTATGTTGAATTGGGAAGATAACAAACCTATTCGGGTTCTCTATTAATATTTTTTCCATAATTTTATATACCTTGTTCTTGTTTTCTTTTTTCTAATAATTCTTTAACTCTATTTCTATTTTTTTCTTCTTTTTGTTCTTCAAGACCTAAGAAAGTAACTGAACTTTCTGTATCAATTTGCATCAATTCATTGTCAAATTTACAATTTTCAAACACGATACCATCTTGACCAATTCTTGATTTAGTGATAGCAATTGTTGCTAGTTTCATCTCTTTTTGTTGTAAACTCTTTGCAACTGAAATAATAACGTGTCCAACTTGGGCCTTCTTAATAGAACCACCCATTTGGTCTGTGGTTACAACGTCCGAAGAAATCGAACTTCTATTTCCCTGTGTTGCCGTCCAACCAGCAATATCCAACTCATGACATAATGCCTCATATCCTCTCATAACAGAACCTTCACTTTTCCATTCATCCCCTAAATTTTTGTCAGGAACAATACAATCAATATAATCCAAAACAATTAAATCAATTTTATTACCCTCAGCAATCATCTTCCTAACTTGATTTTTAATCTGAGACATAGTAAGTGTATCTGATGGATATTTTTTCAAAATTAATCTATTTTTAGTATTTTCCCTAATTTCTTTAACCTTTTCCATCACTTTATCTTTATTAAATGATAGTTCATCAGGTGCAATACCCGTCCACATTGTAAAATGTTTTCTTTGGATAATTTTAGGATTATCTTCAAAAAATATTTGAAGTACGTTATATCCAAGATTAAAGGCATGATTCGCAATTTTAGATAATACAGTTGTGTTATGTGTTAACACATAATCCCTAGTCACAAACAATTCATCAGGGTTGGAAACTTTAATACATGTCGCTTCTTCATTATGTGAATATGTAATTGCTTTCACATATTTTTGTTCAAGATATTTTTTTCTTTTATAATATTTAGAAACTTTACGTAATAACTTAAAAGGTACAATATCATTAGCGAATGACATTGTGATTGTATAAGATAATTGACCTTCTTTTTTTACACCATTATACACATACTTCGGTACTTTTGTATTAATTTTCACGGTACCACCTAATGATAATACTAACTCTCTAACATCATTACATAATTGTTCTGATATTGTCGTAAATTGTACAGTACTGTTTTTATTAACATAACCATCGGTATCCATCAAACCTTGTAATAATGATACCCTATTTTTGACTGAATTATATAAATAATCTTTAGGTATAAACTTATTGTTAGATTTTTTATTTAACAACCCATATTCATTAAGACGTTGTTTAATACCCGATTTAAGATTTATTGATTTTATACTTTTTGTTTCAGTTCTAAAGTATTCATTAAAAGACGAATGTTCATTAAGATATGATATATTATCAAACAATTCATCATCCTTAGTCGAAATTCTAACACCACTTTCACAAATGCTACCATCCCCTAATAATAAACCAAGTAAATAAGGATTAATTAATACCTCTTTTTCATTAAAATTAATAGGACTAACTACAGGTAATCTATAATTATATCTACCATTCTTCTTAATAGAGCTTATCATATCCGACGTTTTAACCACTTTATATCCATAATTTGGTTTATATACACTTTCACCCTTAACTCTTGTTTTAGCAGTTCTCATATTAAGAGTATTAACACTCCAAAGATGTTCCTCATCGCAATTTACAAAAGTATCATCAGTGAATTCAACTTTATAAATCGACCTAACACCTTGTGGGTACACGCCAATAACATACTGTTCGTTACCGTCACTACCAATTATTTTATCACCAAGTTTAATATCACCCATTTTAACCCACCCGTTAGGTGTTAACACAGGTTCTGAATTAGGTAAACTTTTACCCACACCTGTTGGGGCCAATATAACTCCTAATTCACCCTTTGCCAAACCACCTTTTAACAAATTATCAATACCCGGTATACCGATTGGTATTGGATGACGATAATCATCGTCAAGTACTTCATCTAAATTAGAAAAAACATCTTGTTCTCCTTCATCAATTTCACCAACCTGTAACGCTTTATTAACCATTTCTTCAAGTTGGTCATAACTTTCAAAATCACCTTTATCAATAATTTTTTGAGCTTTGGTCATAACTTTCTGTAACTCTTGTTGTTTACAGAATTTAAGAGCCTTTTCAATAACGAATTGATGTCCGTCTAAACTAGAATCTTTAATTTGTATTAATGTGTCTTGTACTATCCTTCTTGCCGCGTCTGAAGTAATTTCAGAACGTGTAAGCTGGTCCAAAGTTTCAAAAGATGGGACACTTTCATACTTCTTATAATATTCTTTTATCATTTGCACAATAATCTTGAAGTATTGATTATCAAAATATTTTGAATCCAATACATCAATAATTGAACGTGCAAAGTCTTTGTTTATCACTAATTGATTTACAAGTTGAATCTGAAAAGTATTACCTAAATAACCAAAATTTTTATCGCTTGCCATATATTTTAATCCGACTTGTAAGAATAAATACTATCAACCAAGTTGATAATTCAAATAATTTTTAGAAAAATTTTCACCTGAAAAAATGTCAGTCAACATATTAAGAATCGTTTTTGACTCTGGTCGTATGTCTACGGTATATCTAGCCTTTGGTGGGTATGGTTTTGCATCAAACCCTCTCTGACAAATTGTCTGTTCCCCAAGTCTAACCGACAAGTTAAACCACTCAGGTCCGTCAGTCTTTGATGTGTTCATAACATTTGGGTCATTCATTATCATATCAGCATTTTCAGCCATATAATCATGTGACCTAATCCAAAGTTGTTTTTCAACATGATTACCAATTTCAACTAAAGCATCATGTAATTCTAAACTGTAGCGAGCATCATCATTGTAGTTTTTTACATTAAAAAAACGTTGAATAACGATGTTGTCATTTAACTTTACCAAAAATTCCATTTTGGTTACGTCTGTTCTTTCTTTCATATATTTAATTTTTAAACCTTTTTTTTTCTTTTCTTGTTAATTTTAATATTGGTTGTAAGAATTCAACCCAAGCGTTGTCATGTTTTGGGAGATATTTGAAAATACCATCATCTATCATCATTTTCATGAGGTTTTTATATCCCCTACCGTCGGGGTCGATATTTTCGGTATAATAAAGCTCAACTTCTTTTTTAGCATCTTCTGTCATTAACGGATTTGACAAGCTAACAATTTTTTCCCTAATACGGAAATATTCATCCCCATACGTTCCTGATTTTGTTGTCCCACATACGAGATTTTTAATCGGTTTGTTTTTTTCATCCTGTAATAAGATTTCCTTAGATTTTTCTAAAATATAATCGGCAGTTATCGTTGTTTCAAGTACCTCGGGAAAATATTTAATTAATCTTTTTTCGCCAAAATTTAATATACCATCAATGTTATCTGATTTATCTCCTAAGATAATTTTAACAACTTTAACATTTGATACGGGAACCATTATCCCCCCTAACTTAACTTTATGTTTATCAGTTATCCATTCTTTCGATATTGGTGAGTATATATGAACTCTCTCGTTAATTAACTGTGTTAAGTCCTTATCTGACGATAAAATCGTAATTTTTTCGTCACTTATTTTACAATAATAAGCAATCAAATCATCACATTCATGATTAGGTATACTAACCTGTCTAACAAACATTTCTTCAAGATATTCTTTCAATCTTGTTCGTTGGTCATAAAAAGATTCTTTTTTATCTATAGTCATCGTATTTTTACGATTTTCTTTATATTGACTATATAATAACTTTCTTTGGGATGAGTTATTTTCCCCATCCCAAAAAACTATAACCTTGTCGTAATTATAATCCGATAAAAATCTTTGAATTACATTGATACAGTGATAAATACCACCTATGTGTTTACCCTCATGGTAAAATTCTTTTACCCCGTGAAATCCAATTTTAAATAAATTATCCCCGTCAACTACTAATGTCTTTACCACTTTTATTTTTTTATTCTAAAACCCGTTCTTCTTTCAAATCGAAATCACCATCAATCCCGATAATTTGACTCCAATATTCCGCATATTCTTTTTTATACGATTCAATTGATGCCTTTTCTTCAGTACTATCTTTACCAGCCAAAAATCCATGTGGTGTCACAATAATCTTACCATCTTCATATCCTAAGCCATTAATATGGTTCTTTAATACCGACACTTTGCTACGAATTGCAAATTTAACACTACGCTTATCTTTGGTCGCAGTTATTTTGTTTGTACCCGCACCTTTTTGATTTCCAAATAAGAATACCAAAGATGAGTTCAACCAAATTGCTTCACCACCTTTTGCTTTAATTTTTGGTTGACCA